AAAGGTAGATATGAGTTTCCTGAACTTAGAAGATTGGCTCTTGAACAATATGAATACTGGCAACCAGAATCTGTAATTGTAGAAGCAAAAGCTAGTGGTTTGCCATTAACATACGAACTTAGAAAGATGGATATACCTGTTACAAATTTCACACCGTCAAAAGGAAATGATAAGCATGCACGTGTTAATGCGGTTGCACCTTTGTTCGAATCTGGTATGATATGGGCTCCGGAGCAAAAGTTCGCGGATCAAGTTATAGAGGAGTGTGCTGCATTCCCTTATGGCGATCATGATGACCTTGTGGACTCAACAACGCAAGCTCTTATGCGATTTAGACAAGGTGGCTTTATTCAACACCCAGAAGACTATGTTGAAGAAGAAAAGGTAAAACGTAAGCGAGTATATTATTAATGGATGATATTATAAAATTATTGCAAGAATTAATAGCAAGAGGACCTAAACCAAAAGGTGGTATTGCTAGTAGTCAAGAAGGTGTAGAATTTTTAGGTAAAGCATTAACAAAAGAAGAACTAGGTAATCTTATGATTGTAAACTCTAGACTAACAGATGCTAGTAGATTTGAACCTTTTTCTATTGGCAATGTAGGTAAAAACAAAAGATATCAACTTATATTTGACTATGAAAAAGATCTCTTAAATGAGTTTAACAGAACTGTAGAATTTTTAAAAAATAATCCTGGTATTAGATTAACACAAAGCCAAAAAGATAATATCTTTTCTAATCTTGGAGTATTGAGACGAATTACAAATGAAAGAAATAAATTAGAAAAAAGTATTTACGATGATGGCAATAAACCAAGTAATGTTTTAGATATGAAAGGAGATGTTCTTGATCCAGAAAAACCAATTGTAGGCGGTACACAAGATCCTATTACAAAATTTAGATTAAACGTAGATAAGTTTAAAGAAGATTTTAATGTTTCTGATGAAGAGATAGAAAAAATACTTAAACTTTCTCCAGACGAACAAAAAGAAGTATTGCAAGGTTATATTGATAAAGATTTTAGACAACGAATTGAACTTTCTGATTTTGATATTACAGGTAAAGAACCAAACGCAGAGGGTGGACGTGTTGGATTTTTTGATGGCGGTTATACCGAAGACGCTTACGAATTTTTAAAAGAGATGCAGGATGATATATACAATCAATTTAAATATTACAAAAGTTTAGGTGGCAAAATGAAATTTGGCGAGTATGCAAGGAACGCTGCAAAAAAATATTTTGCAAAAGGAGGCATAGTTGGCTTACACATTTGATCCCATAAATAACACGTTGATTGATGACGAAGATAGAAGTCTTGGTAATAAACTTGCGTTAAACCAAGATGAGTTTCAAAAACTTTTAGAAATACCTGGTGTGTTTAAAGCGAGCGAAGCACCACAACCACCAGAAAGACCTGATGTTAAAGAGATAGAAGCCATCAATAGATTTATGCGAGATAATCCTATTGAGAAAGCAGAGGGTGGTAAGATTGGTGGTGGAGTTATTGCTGGTAAAAATTTTGGAGATCGAACAGGTTTTGCTAACCCTGTTTCACCTCTTAGTAGTCCGGAAGTATTAAAAAGAATTATAGAACTTCATCAAAAAAATAAATTAGGCGCAGAGGCAATCGCTAAAGTATTAACAGAAGAGTTAGGTTTTAAAGTTAGTAGAGCTCCTGTTGGTAAACAATTAACAAAATTAAAAGCACAAGGGCTTATAACAGATATTCCAGTTTCAGAAAAAGCAGCGTCTATCGCTATGAGAGGTGATTTATATGATCAACCTGCAGGAGAAAAATATTTAAAGATAAGAGAAATAAGAGATGTGGATAGAAAAGCAATAGATAAATCTACTGGTAAATCATTATTTAATATACCAGAAAAAGCAAAATTTAAAATAAACTTTGGAAATACGGGTGCAAGATTTGCAGATGTAACAAATATACCTGAAGAATTTATAGGTGTTCAATATTTTAATACTAAAGAAGCTGCAGAAAAAGCTCTTGCTAAAAGAAAAAAATTAAAATTAATAGGAGACGTAGATCCTGATCCAATAAGAAAAAAAGCTAATAAAAAAAAGTACGACTTAATAAAAGAGGTATCCGATAATAATATAGAAAGAATTTTAGCAAATTTTAAAAAAGGAGAACCTTTAGAACAAGCTCACCGTTTAAGTTTAAATCAAGTTAAAAAAACTGGTGAGATGTATAATGTAATGAATTTAGGATTAGATTTTGATGACCCTCGTTATGTGCAAATAAATAATAAACTTGTTAAACCTTATGAGAATAAATTAAAACAATTATATACAGAACAAAATAATCTTTATAAAAAAGCTAAAAATTTAGAAGTAATACCAAAAGATTTACAAAAACAAATACAATTTAATAATCAAAAAATATCTACTGTAGTTGATCTATCAGGGAGCAGAGTTCAAGGTCTTCAATTAGATGAGATTACTTTAAAACCAAAAGTATATGGTGTTAATTATGCAAACGTTTTAGGTTTTGGTTTATATGATAAACCTGTAACAGAATTAACAGATGTTGACAGAGCAGGAATAGCTACTGTTATGCAGGGACAAATTGAAAACGAAAAAAAGACAGCAGGAAAAACAGCACAAAAATTATTTGAAAACAAAAAATTTTTAAAAAACATAGACGTTTTAGCAATCACTGGTAAAATTTTAAAACCAATTGGTAAAGTTATAAAACCTATAGGCTATGCTATGGGCCCGTACGCTGTAGCATCTGCTTCTGCAAAAGCAGAAGATATGGGTATAGAATTAAATCTTATGGATAAGATAAAAGCATTTGATTCTGGAGATGCTGACGTAGCAATTGATAGTTGGAAAAGAAGAAATGATCCAGAATATGCTGCAGCAGAGAGAGCAAAAGATCTAGCTAAAATGACAGATGATTTTGAAGAAGTAGGATTAGATGAAGTTAAACCCGATGAAACAATACAACAATTTATGGCACATGGTGGTCGTGTAGGATTTAGTAATGGCGGTGCAGCAGGAGCCGATGAAAACTTTGCAGCAGAGCTAGAATATCTTTTAACAAACCCAGATGCAGAATTACCAGAAATACAAACTTACACGGAAACAAAAAATCCAATAGAAATATTTAATGATATTATTAATCCTAGAAACTATCCATACTATGCAGATGTGTTAGCTCGATCAGGTATTCGTATTGGAGAATTTGGTATAAGACTTCTTCCTGCAGCAGGAAAATTAATATCAGACGCAATACAGAAAGGTCCATTTAGAATTAAAGAAAGTAAAGATTCAGGATACGCTCAAGATTTTGGAAAAATATTATTAGCAGATTTTGAAGGCACAGGAATATTCTCAGAATTTTTAAAAAACATAACTCCAACATCATTAGAAAAAAAAGTTGGTCTTGATAAAATAATTAAAAAAGAAGAACAAAGATTAAAAGATACAGGTTCAACTGTTGGTCCAAAAGTTTTTGCAGACACAATTGGTCTTGGTGCAGAAGTAGTAGCCCCAGTTTTTCCTGGTCTTAAAGTAGCACAAAAAGCATTAACAACTAAAAAAGTAACAGATTTACCTGACATACCTAAACCATCAAAATCATCTGAAAAAGTTGAAGATTTAGATTCAATAGAAAATTTAGAATCTAACATAGCAAAAATAAAAATTTTAAATGAAATAGAACCTTTGGATCCTTCAACAAAAATTACAAGACTTTTAGCTGAAAAAATATTAACTAAAAAAGGAATTAAAATTGGTGATAAAGATCCAATAGATGTTTACATAGATGTTTATGGAGAGATAATAACAGACGTTAAAAATCTTGCAGAAGACATTCTAGAGGCTGACTTACAAGGACGTTCTTTAAAATCTCTAGATGAATTATTAGAAATAGAAGGTCTTTTAGATGTGTCAATACCTAAAAAACCATTTAAAGGTATACCAGTTGATGACACCATACAAATGTTAGAAAAAGATGTAAGAGAGAAAAAAATCTTAGATAGTTTTTCTACAAAAGGAAAAACAAAAAATGCAAAAGGTGGCATAATTAAATAATATGATTAAAAAGCTAACTAGAACAGTACCGCCTAAAAGTGGGCCCAATCCACAAGGGTTGAATGTTCCCTTAAAACAGGTTAAGATAACAAACCCGGAGAAAATAAATGGCAGATATAGACAAATCGTTACCAAACGTAGAAACATCAATAGAGGTTAATCCTCAAGAAGAAATAGAAATTGAACAGGAAAAAGCCGTAGAGGCTCAAGATCCTGGAGTCGAAGTTACACCTAATGATGACGGAAGCGTTGAAGTTAACTTTGATCCAAGTAAAGTAAATATTGAAGGTCAACCAGGACACTTTGATAACTTAGCAGAATTATTACCAGAAGAAGTTTTAAAACCAATTGGTTTAGAGTTAGTTGGAAACTATAAAGAATACAAAACATCAAGAAAAGATTGGGAACAATCTTACATACAAGGTTTAGATCTTTTAGGATTTAAATATGAAAACCGAACAGAACCGTTTCAAGGAGCTAGTGGTGCAACTCACCCAGTTCTTGCAGAAGCTGTTACACAGTTTCAAGCTGGGGCTTACAAAGAATTGTTGCCTGCAGAAGGACCTGTTAGAACCCAAATCGTCGGTAAACCCGATCCACAAAAAGAAGCTCAGTCACAACGTGTAAAAAATTACATGAACTATGAACTGATGGAAAAAATGGAAGAGTATGAACCAGAGTTTGATCAGATGTTATTTCATCTACCACTTGCAGGTTCTACATTTAAAAAAGTTTATTACGACGATTTATTAGGAAGGGCAGTAAGTAAATTTATACCTGCCGAGGATTTAATTGTTCCGTATACGGCTACCTCATTAGACGATGCGGAAACAATTATCCATACAATAAAAATTTCTGAAAATGATTTAAGAAAACAACAAGTAAATGGTTTTTATTCTGACGTAGAATTAGGACCTCCTGGTGTAGACAACAACGATGAGTTAACTAAAAAAGAAAGAGAAATATCTGGTACTAGAAAAACTGGTAAACAAGAAGATATTTATACTTTATTAGAATGTCATGTAAATTTAGACTTAGAAGGTTTTGAAGATAAGGATGCAGAAATGAATCCAACAGGAATTAAATTACCTTACATAGTTACAATTGAAGAAGCTAGTCAACAAGTTTTATCTATTAGACGTAACTATGAACCAACTGATCCAAAGAGAAATAAGATCCATTATTTTGTTCATTTCAAATTCTTACCGGGTCTAGGATTTTATGGCTTTGGATTAATTCACATGATTGGCGGATTGAGCAGAACCGCAACGGCTGCTCTCCGTCAATTATTAGATGCAGGAACATTATCAAATCTGCCAGCAGGATTTAAACAAAGAGGTATTAGAGTTAGAGATGAAGCATCACCATTACAACCAGGAGAGTTTAGAGATGTAGATGCACCAGGTGGTAATCTTAGAGATGCATTCATGCCTTTACCATACAAAGAACCGTCTCCAACATTATTACAGTTAATGGGTGTTGTAGTAGGCGCAGGTCAAAGATTTGCAGCAATAGCTGACATGCAAGTTGGTGATGGTAATCAAGGTGCAGCAGTTGGAACTACAGTTGCACTATTAGAACGTGGTTCAAGAGTTATGTCTGCAATACACAAAAGATTATACACTGCAATGAGATCAGAATTTAAATTACTTGCAAAAGTATTTAAAACTTATTTACCACCAGTTTATCCATACGATGTTGTTGGTGCTACAAGAGAAATAAAACAACAAGATTTTGATGACAGAGTAGATATACTTCCTGTTGCAGATCCAAATATTTTTTCAATGGCACAGAGAGTAACACTAGCACAAACAGAATTACAACTTGCAACATCACAACCACAGCTACACAATCTGTATTCTGCTTATAGAAAAATGTATGAAGCACTTGGTGTAAAAAATATTGATGCAATATTACCACCACCTGCACCTGTTCAACCATTAGACCCCGCATTAGAACACATAAATGCTTTAGCTGGTAAACCTTTTCAAGCTTTTCGTGGTCAAGATCACAGAGCGCATGTTACAGCTCACTTAAATTTTATGTCTACTAATATGGTTAGAAATAATCCACCTATTATGGCGGCTATGCAAAAAAATATTTTAGAACATATTAGTTTAATGGCTCAAGAACAAGTAGAATTAGAGTTTGCAGACGTTTTACAACAAGCACAACAGCTACAAATGATGGCACAACAAAATCCACAAGCTCAACAACAGCTACAAAAAATTTCACAAGACGTAGAAGCTAGAAAATCTGTGTTAATTGCAGAGTTAACAGGTGATTTTGCTAAAGAAGAAAAAGAAATTACATCACAATTTGATTCTGACCCTCTTCTAAAACTAAAATCACGTGAAGTTGACCTTAGAGCGATGGAAAATCAACGTAAA